CTGCCGATGTATGGGCGGCGTATGCAGTTGGAATTACGTACACAGAAACAAAACTTAAATTGTAAACAAAGTGTTAAGATCGTCAAACGATTTGACCGAAATGGAGCGTTTAGGTATAATTTGATCAGGAAATAGTTTTGTACATATACGCGAGAAAGAAAATGAATTTTCTTTCTCGCTATGTACAAAACAGAAGATTTTCTTCCTCCTTCGCCCGGCTCCGAGGCGGTCTCAATATCGGGCGTACCTCCTTTTTCTTTGGGAGTGCGGGACCGGTTCTCGCCTCCCTATCACCCGGCCAGAGCAGATTTTGGTGCAACTCCAAAACGGGTGACCATTCCCAGCTGGGGAAATTTGATGGAAGGAGATTGTGCTTCTATCGAATCGGCAAATTGCTTTGCGGCCGCAAAGTGAACCGAAGCACGTACCATTCGCCATTTCTCTGAAACTTGTGGTTGGAGACGCAGACCATTTCAGAGAAGGTGCGTGCGGAAGTGTAAACAGGCCTGCGGAAAGCCTGACAAAACCCGCAACATACCCCGCAAGGGGTATCTGGTTCTTTAGCTCGAAGGTCGAGCAGGCAGCTCATAACTGCCGGGCCTTGGTTCGATTCCAAGAGGAACCACCAAAAATAGATTTTTATTGATGAGGTTAGTTATGGCTGCACGGTTGACGGATAAGCAGAAAAAGAAAATAGTGGCTGATTATCTGGAATGCCAGTCGGTCAATTTCACTGCCAAACGAAACGGCGTCTCGTGGGAAACAGTGAGAAAAGTTTTGGACAAGGTAGGAGACATTGAGGAAAAGTTAGAACAGAAAAAGGAAGAAAATACCGCTGATATCCTGGCCTACATGGAAAGTCGCAGGCAAGCAGTATGCGATATTATTGAGGTAGGACTTGCCGTTCTTCCGGAGAAGATTCAGAATGCGCGCAGCGCCGCAGAGGTTACGACAGCGCTTGGGACACTGATTGATAAATTCACAGCATTTGGCGGTGGGCCTGGGAACGATGCCAAGGAGGATGGCTTGAGCCAGAGTTTGAGAGAACTGGCGGAAGGGTTGGAAAGCGATGAAAATTAGTGTTTTAGGGACTGAATACACTATTGAATATAGAAATAAAATTCAAGATGTATTGTTAAATGATTGTGATGGATATTGCGATAAAACAAGTAAATGTATTGTTATCGGGGAAAAGGAAAACGACAGTGAGTTATCTGACTTTGACCAATATCAGAGGAAAGTTTTGCGACATGAAATAATCCATGCATTTTTATTTGAAAGTGGGCTGCATGAGAGTTGGACACATGAGCAAGGCCATGACGAGAGCTATGTGGATTGGATTGCTGTGCAATATCCAAAGATGAAAAAAGTATTTGCAGAGGCAGGCTGTGATGATTAGTCTACAACAAAAGAAAATCCTTGCATTCCCATACTCCAAGTATGATGCCATTATCTGCGATGGTGCTGTTCGGTCCGGAAAGACCTCTATCATGATGTGGGCGTTTGTTCGCTGGGCCATGGAAAACTTCTCTGGTCAGCGGTTTGGTATTTGCGGGAAAACCGTTGATTCATGCTCAAAGAATATTATTGTCCCTTTCACAGCTATGACGCTGGCAAAAGAAAAGTATACCATGCGTTGGCGCCGGTCAGAGAAGATCCTTGAGGTGCGCCGGGGAACTACGACAAATTGGTTTGAGGTATTCGGCGGCAAGGATGAAAGCAGCGCGGCGCTCATTCAAGGGCGCACGCTGGCAGGTGTTCTATTGGATGAGGTTGCGCTTATGCCCCGTTCCTTCGTGGAACAAGCCCTGGCGCGTTGTTCTGTAGATGGAAACAAGAAATGGTTTTCCTGCAACCCAGAAAGCCCGCAGCATTGGTTTTATCTGGAATGGATTAAGAAGCATGATGAAAGAAATGCGCTGTACCTTCACTTTACCATGCGAGATAATCCAGGACTGACGGAAAAGGTCATTGAGCAGTATGAGTCCATGTTCTCCGGTGTGTTTTATGATCGGTTCATTAGAGGGTTGTGGGTTGTGGCGGAGGGGCTGGTGTATCCTATGTTTGATGAGAGAAACATTACGGACGAGGTGCCGGAGAGTGGTGAGTATTATATGTCCTGTGACTATGGCACATTAAACCCATTTTCCGCTGGACTGTGGTGCTGGAATGGCAAGGTGGCTACGCGGGTGCGGGAATACTACTACTCGGGGCGGGATGAACGCAGTAACAAGACCGACGAGGAATATTATATTGAACTGGAAAAGCTGGCTGGTGATTTGCCAGTGAAGTCCGTTGTCATTGACCCGTCGGCAGCATCGTTTATTGAGGTCATCCGGCGGCACAAGAGGTTCAGGGTACAAAAGGCAGTCAATGATGTGATTCCGGGGATTGCTACTACGGCCCGATATATCCAAGACGGGACGATCAAGGTATATCGGAGCTGCAAAGACGCGATCCGGGAGTTCGGCTTGTATCGCTGGGATGAAAAATCCACGGAGGACAAGCCGATCAAGGAGAACGACCACGCCATGGATGATATACGTTACTTCACAATGACCATTCTTCGGCATAAGGTGCGCAAGGCGGGACAACAGCAATATATCCCACTGTGGGAGAGGTGATTTTTTGCTTACATATCAGGATTTACTTGCCGTGGGAAAAGATGAAAAAGCCCGGATGGATTTTATCCAGCAGGCGATCAATGAGCACAAAGGCAGCGAGGCCTATAAAATGGCGGTAGATGCTGAACTATACTTTAAGGGAGAGAATCCGACCATCAATCGCTACGAGAAAATTATATACGATATGCAGGGTCATGCTCATAGGGATATGTACACAGCAAACCACAAGATCGCAAGCAGCTTTTTTGGCCTTGATGTGCGGCAAGAGGTTTCCTATCTCTTGGGCAATGGTGTGACATTTCAGAATGATGCAACAAAGGACAAGCTGGGCAAGAAGTTTGACTTGGAAATAGTCAGAGCCGGGAAATATGCCCTGATTGCTGGCGTTTCATTTGGTTTTTGGAATCTCGATCATGTGGATGTGTTCAAACTGCGGGAGTTTGTTCCTCTTTACGATGAGGAAAATGGCGCACTCATGGCGGGCGTCCGGTTCTGGCGGTTAGCTGATGATAAGCCGCTCCGGGCTACACTGTACGAGGTGGATGGATACACGGACTACGTCCAGCGCAGCGGTGAAGATATGACAGTCAAAAAAGAGAAGCGGTTTTATATCCTGCATTTGCGTAGCACTGAGGCGGATGGGACGGAAATCTACGACGGCGAGAATTACCCGTCATTCCCAATTGTGCCACTAAAAAATGGTGAAGATGCTCTCTCAGAATTGACCGGAAAGAGAAATACTGTGGATGCGCTCGACCTCTGTACCTCCAACATGGTCAACAATGTCGATGAAGGGAATCTGATCTATTGGGTGCTGACTAACTGCGGTGGTATGGAGGATATGGATGACGCAAAGTTCTTGGACAAAGTGCGCACGACGCATATCGTTCACGCCGGAGTTGAGGGGGACGAGGGAGCAACAGCCGAACCGCACACCATTGAAGCGCCGTTCAGCGGTACTGAGGCGACCATCGACATGCTCAAACGTAAGCTATACGAAGATTTCCAGGCGTTTGACAGCTCGGCGGTATCAGCTGGCAACCAAACGGCCACGGCCATTGCCGCCAGCTACACGCCTCTTGATCTCAAGGTAGATGACTTTGAGGCCAGCGTAACAGAATTTATTCTTGGGATTCTGGCCTTGGCGGGCATTGACGATGAACCATCCTACACTCGTAGCCGTATCATTAACCGGGCCGAAGAGACGCAGACCATCCTCATGGGCGCGGAGTATTACGACGACGAATATATTACAAAAAAGCTGCTGACCATCAACGGCGACGCCGACCAATACGACGCGCTGATGGAGCGCAAGGCGGAGGAGGAAACAGAGCGGTTGGAAGAAGAAACATTCCCACCGGAGGTGGAAGAGGAAACCGAGGTGACGGAGGATGCCGAAGCCTGATGAAGCCCATCGTCTGACCGAAAAGGAACTGGCCGCGCTGGAAAAGCGTATTGCCAAAGTCTACCGAGAGGCGCGGGACGAGCTTTCCGACGCTATCAAAATTTACTTTGAGCGGTTCCGTGAGCGAGACGAGGAAATGAAAGCCCTGATCGGCACGGAGATAAATGGCAAAGTCTGGACGGAGCAGTACTATAAGCAATGGCGGCTCAACCAGATCGGACGGGGAGAACGGTATCAAGACCTGCGGGAAAAAATCGCTGAGCGTATGACTAAGGCTAATGAGGTAGCGATTGCCTATGTGAACGATGCAACATCTGGCATCTATTCCCTTAACCGCAACTATGCCGCTTACACCATTGAGAGAGTGGCTGGGAATGTGGGATTTACCCTGTGGGATGAATCCACCGTGCGGCGGCTCATTGTGGAAGAGCCTGACTTGATGCCGTATTACCCAAAGAAAAAAGCCCTCAATCGGGGCATTGACCTCAAGTGGGGCAAAAAGCAGGTTACAAAGTCCGTCACCAGTGGGCTTTTGCAGGGAAAGGGCGTGGGGAAGATTGCCACCGACCTGCAAGCCCGTGTGACTGAAATGAACCGGGCCAGCGCCGTGAGAGCGGCGAGAACGGCTATCACGAGCGCCCAGAACGGCGGGAGGATGGACAGTTATAAGGCCGCCTCCGATATAGGCATTAAGGTTAGAAAACGCTGGGTCGCAATCAAGGACGGGCGCACCCGACACGCTCACCAAAAATTGGACGGGCAAACGGTGGCGTGGGATGAGCCGTTTACCTCCGAACTGGGGAAGATACGCTATCCAGGAGACCCGAGGGCAAAACCGGCTAATGTTTATAATTGTCGCTGTACCATGCGAACGGTAGAAGCGCCGGGCATCGAAGCGGAGCCGCGCAAAATGCGTGTGCGCGACCCTAAGACGGGCAAGAATGTGGTCGTGGAAGAAATGACCTATGAGCAATGGGAGAGGTGGGTGAAAAGCCGTGGCTAAAGATTTGGGCGGTGTGGTGTTCAACGATTATAGCGCCGATGTGTTGGAGGCTATGCACGATGCTGTTGTACAGGCATTGGAGCGGTGCGGGGAACAGGCGGAAGGATATGCCAAAGACCTGGCTCCTGTTGACACTGGCAACCTTCGCAACAGCATCACCCATCAAGTGGACGATGGTGAAAGCGCTGTTTACATCGGAAGTAACGTAGAGTATGCCACTTATGTGGAGCTGGGCACCGGCAAATACGCCGAGGGTGGCCGCCCCACACCATGGGTCTATCAGGACGCCGAGGGCAACTGGCACTGGACAGCAGGTAACCCGGCGCAGCCGTTTTTGAAACCGGCGGTGGCTGACCACGCCCAAACCTACCGAAATATTATTGAGGATGAGATGAAGAATGGATGAAAAAACAATTAAAAAAATAAATTCCGCTTTGTACAACAAAGAATGCGTTGAATTTAGACCTGTCAAGGATGGAGTAAGAATTGTTCGGG